CTTAACCAAGTCAAAGATTACGCCATATCGTCCAGCGAACTCTTGGTCAAAATTCAGCGTCTGTGTTCCCTTGGTAACACCAGACAACAGTTCCTTAACAAGCGACACAACATCCACTTTATCGAACTGTTCAATCAAAGCACTGATAGCGTCTATACGCCTCGTCCGAGGTAAATGCCAACTCATTCTTGCGAGTTGAAGTGGCGAGCAGCAACGGCTCTAGTGGAACATCACCAAACATTACGTCAACAGGTTATATAACTTCTGCACCTGATCTTATCAGGGAAATGGAAGCTAATGACACTGAATGGCAGTTTGTTGTTAATACACTTGAGTTTACGTCCCTCACCGATCTAATCTACTAACTCAGGAAACATAAAAATGCAACAACAACTTGATGTCCATATTGACGGGACAGATTATAAAATCACTCAATTCCTCGCAACCAAGGGGCTTGGCATTGAAGTGAAGCTGATGAAACTTCTTGGCCCTTCCTTTATGGAATTGCAGAAGGCGTCACAGGATGAGAATGCACAAGAGGCTGTATTGACAGCCGCTATCAGTGCTTTGATTGAACAGTTCGATAAAGTGGATGTTGTGTCGCTTGTTAAGGAACTGTTGTCTGGTGTTACCAAGGGAACACAGACGCTTAATTTTGACCAAGAGTTCGCTGGACGATATGGCGTAATCTTTGACTTGGTTAAGGAAGTGCTGAAGTTCAACTTCTCTGATGTTTTTTCAAAGCTAGGTTTAGGCATCGGGGCTTAAACTCTAGCGAGTCTGAATTAGATTCAGGCACAAGACGCTTGTATAAAGAGATTGAAGAGAAGTTCACTATTGATATTCGTATCCTCAATCTCTTGTCTGCTGAAGAAAAGTATTGTACATACCACGAACTTCAGACAGTGTACAGCGTTCCCGACTTTTATGACATGCTGGAAATGATGGATGTAAATGCTGCCTTGAGAGAGGATAGTAGGCGTAGAAGTCAAAAAGAATAATAACGTGACGGAGAAAGCGCATGGAACTGGCAAAGCTATTTGCTACTGTAGGGTTTAAAGTAGACAAGGATGGCCTGACTGAACTCCGTGCGGAGATGGCTGATTTAAAAGGTCATCTGCGTGAAGCTGCTATTCAGACAGGAAAGCTCAAGAATCAACTGACAGGATTGACAGCACAATTCAAACAGTTCCAGAAAATGACTGACACTAAGGGTGTTACGAAGTGGATGGATGGGATTGAGAAGAGTGTTGTACATCTGAATAACATTCAAGTGGCTGTAAGTGGGCAAGCACAACGTTCAACACATTGGGCTGATGCCTTCTCATCTTCTCTGTTCAAGCTACATCAAGCTATCACTGGTCGTCAGAATGAAGTGGCTGAATATGCTCAAGCCATTATGATGCTTGCAGCCAGCTTTGAAAGGTTGAAAGCTGCAACAGCAGGTGTCAGCCGATTCCGTCAAGTTCCTCGTAGTGCTATTAGCGAAGGGCAAGGTGGATATGGTGGGGCTAGAGAAGGGAGTGGTAGAAAAGGTGGTGGGAACGGATATGAATCCAATCAGTATGTAGGGTATTGGGGGAGGGCATCTGGGGTTGCTAAGAGTGGCCCCGCTGCGTTCCTTCGCCCAATGCTGCCAACTGGTATGGGATTGTTCAACGCTGTAGCTGGTGGATATGCTTTCAAAGAGTTAGTTGCTACTGGCCGTGAAATGATGGCAATGGAGAATATGCTCAAGGCAATCTCCGGCGATACACAAACATTTAACAGCAACTTGAAGTTTGTAAAACAGACAGCAGATGAACTTGGTATTTCCATA